TGCGCCCTTTTATGCATTGGTCGGAGTGTGACTTTTTGAAAAGGCACTCTCGCTATTGCGAAGCGCGGCAATGCACGGTATCCATGTTGGACATTGAGTCCATCATGAAGAGACTTCACATCAATACATTTTCAGGTGCGTTGTCTATGGACGAGTTGTGCTGTGAAAACTTATCGACCTCCATTCGAGACTTATCCTTTTACCCAGAACCGGTATATGAGGAGTATCGAGTGAAATTTCAAGAGGTCGCGTCCAGATTCGGTTATGTAGTTCCGAATTTAAATAAAAGTTACAATCAATGGGTCGCAGAATGGGTGCAGCAGTACCGCCCACAACCTGAAGACCTTTCTTCTCTTTCATCAGAGGTTACCACTATTTCGTCATAGGAGGCCTGATGTCAGAACGACGAGTTGATATGGCGATAGATCAACACACTGAGAGGTGCTATTAGGTTGTTAGCACTTTATTTTCAGAGAAGACCTGGTAATCTATCATTTATTAAACGAATTTTATGTGTCCGAGCGGAGGACCAAAACCCGTCAGAGTTGGATGACTCGCACCCTTCTGTTGTTGTACTCGAACCCCAATCTGGTCGTCCGGGTATTACAGCAGGAACAACAAGCACAAGTACGATGAGTCAAAATGTGCAAATTCAGGATGGTATGTCATTTCACAGGTATGAGGTGATTACGGATATGGACACCCCGGTTGGTGGTTCATCACAAACTTTACCCCTGAATGAATTTATGGCTCGACCAATTAAAATTGACTCTTTTGTGTGGGACCAGACCGTTGGACCTTTTGCACGGACAATTAATCCATGGCTATTGTTCTTTAATAGTCCATTGATTGCAAATAGGTTAGCTTATTACAAGAGGTTGAGAGCCACTTTGAATGTCAGATTTTTGATCACTGGCAATGGTTTTTATTATGGCCGCTTAGTAGCGTCATATTTACCACGCCATTTGGACGATCAAATGACTCGAAGACGAGCACTCATTAACCCCGATCTGGTTGAAGCAACACAACGACCCTATGTGATGCTTGACCCCACCACATCTTCTGGTGGAGAGTTAGTTTTACCCTTTCTTCACCCCTATGAAACTATAGATATTCCCAGTTTGTCCGATTTAACTGAGATGGGTGAAATTGATTTCTTTGAGATGAACGATTTGAAGCACGCTAATGGAGTGACGGACGGAGTCACAGTTACCGTGTTTGCTTGGGCTACAGATGTACAATTGTCTGCAACTACTAATACGACGTCAGCAGGTTTAACACCTCAGTCGGGTAAAAAGAGTTCCAAGCAAAAGGTATCGAAGGAATCAAAAGATGAGTATGGTACTGGTATTATTTCAAAACCAGCTTCCATAGTGTCTGCTATCGCTGGCAAGATGATGGTAATACCAGCATTAGCACCATATGCGAGAGCAACACAAGTTGCGGCGAACTTAACTCGAGGAATCGCCGAGATATTAGGTTATTGTCGTCCAGTACTACTTGACCCCATACACCGCTACCGTCCAGAGTTTTGGCCCAATGTGGCCAATACTGATGGTCAGGATAATGCTACAAAGCTATCCCTGGACAGTAAGCAAGAGACAACAATTGACACCCGTGTAATGGGATTATCAGGAGACGATGAGCTTAATATCAAGTCCATAGCTACGCGGCAGACGTACTTATATAC